CGAGATTGGCGCGGCCCCATTCCCCGCCATACAGAATGTTGGCGATGGCGCGTTGACGGGCAAGCGACAGCGCAGGTTCACCGGGCTTACGGCCAAGGCGTTCCGCATCCGAGCGGCTGATGCGGTGGCGACCGAACGTGTTAAGCAAGCCCGAGACGCTGTAATTCAGGCTCTCCACGTTTGGTTTCATGTTGCCGCCCGTTTCGTGCCAAGCGGTTGCGCAGGCATAGGCCACCCAGCTTATCGGCAATCCGGCGCAGGCGTCTAGGATCGCTTCCGTGCCTGCCACTTGTTCGGCGGTGCGGTGCCGCAATCCGTTGGCGCGCAGATAGGCAAAGAACAGTTTCGGGTTAAAGGAAACCTCGTTTTCTTTACGTGTCTCGGCAACAGGTAAAGGTTCCGGCGTTTCGTTTACAGGTTCGGGCAGTTTGACAGGCTTCACGGCCTTCACAGGCGGCACATATGGCCGCACATCCGCAGCCCTTGCGATGGCCTTCAAACGCCGCGCTATACCCGAGAGAAACGTCATCTACCATGCGCCTTATAATCGCGGTCGTCGTTCGCATCAATCCGGTCATCCAGCCGCATGAGACGATAATTCGTGTCGGCTTTATAGAAGTCCAGCTTGTCGTTAAGGTGCCGTATCTCTTGCAGCGCGACACGGCTATTTTCCGACGCCGTATAGACTAAGCTAAAAAACCACCCCGTCCCGGCGATAATCAGCGCAGCAAGAATGCCGCCGAACCACTTGGCAGCGTTGGAAAGGCACAATGCAAGTTTGCCGTTTTCGCGGGTGAAGTAGATCGGCGGGTTATTCATCGGTGCACCCCGTTTCCTTGTGTTCTTTCATGCGCAGGCAGGGGGATGCGCGATAGCATCGGCCCATGAGCCGGGGTCGCTTTCGGTGTTGGTCACTTTGCTGAAAACCATCTCACCATCGCGCCACACAACCCACAGACCGGGCGCGCAGACACGCCCCACGCAGCCCGCTTCCGCATTGGCGAGAGCTTGGGCGAGGTCGGACTGGTTCATGGTAGCGTCACCGCATCGGCCACGCCGCCCGCAGTCAGCTCCACCGTCTCCACCAGCACGCCGGCGTCGTTGACGTATTTTACGATCATGCGCGTGATCCTGAAATCGTGACCCAGATCTTGAGGTCGCCTGCCGCGTTGAAGGTGCCGTTGTTGAACGGGCCACCATCGCCGCTGCGGATCGTGAAGCGCAGGTTGGTGTTGGCCCCCAGCTGTCCGGCACAGAAATCGACCGGCGAGAACCCGGTCAGCCGCGACTGCCTGCGATAGAAGCCCGCCGCCACATTGAGCGGCAGCTCGGCGAACACCGCGGCATGGTCGGCCGCCGTGCCGCACGCGATGTCTGGCGGGGTGGCGTTGAAGGCCCCTGTCCACGCGCCGCCATGCTCGAACGAGATGTCTTCGAGGCGGAAGTGGTCGAAGCCGTCGAATTCGTCGAACTCCGCTGAAGGCAATTCGAGAAAGTAGATGCTGGCGCTCGACGCTTCCAGCGTCGCGGCGGGAAGCGACAAGGCGAACCGCATCCGGTCGCGCTGGTCGAGAACCGAGATTTCCCGACCAAATAGCCCTTGCTGGCGCACCGCAGTTTTGCGCCCGAAACGGCCCGAGCGATCGAGCGCAACTTCATTGTTTGCTGCGCTCGATTGGCCCAAGTAGCGGATGCGCCGGTTCGGATCGCCGCCCGTAGGAATATCTATGCGCTCGCCTTCAATGGCGCAGTTGCTGCACGCGCGAATGGTAATCGGCCAACTATCGACACCAAGCTCGAAGACGTGGGGATTGATCAGGCGGGTGCGGGAGCACTGGAACAGCTCGATGCCGTCAGCGGGGCTGTCCTCGCAGGTGATGTTGCACAGGTCAACATTGACCAGTCCGCCAAATCGCTGGATCGCGGTCGGCGGAGTGAAATAGGTCGCGGTCGCTGCGTTGCTGCCCGCGTTGGGATCGACTTGCAGATTGCGAACGTCGCTGTCGATCAGGCCGCTGATCGCGAAGCCGCCGCCAGCGAAGAAAGTTCGGACTTCGCGGATTGCGCACTGGTGATAGACACCCCCGTTCCCCCACCCGCCGCCCGTGCCAACGCCAGCGTCTCGATTCAGACCCTGCCCGTTCCCAGCGTAGATCATGCGCAGGTGCGGCGCGTTTCCGTCGATGGTGCCGATGTTGTTCTTGATCGACAGGAACTGCGCACCCATCGTCATGAACGCGCAGCCCGGGACCGCGCCCAACGCGCAGTCGCGCATTATGAAACCGGTCGGCTGCCATTCCGTCCAGACAGTCGCTGCCGCATTGCCGCGGATGTGGACCGGGCCGGTGTAGGCGGTGCCGTCCTTCCCCTGCAATGTGCAGACCGTGTCGCTGACCACCTTGTCGATCTGGAAGATACTGTCTTCGTCGCCGTAGTTATGGATCCAGTAATCCTGCTCCTTAGCCGGGTCGGCCAGCATCACGACCATCGAACCGCGCGTGACGTTCGGGTGCGCCGCGTCGGGGCCGATCAGTCCGCCGGCCGGGACAGTCAGGCGCAGCTTGCCCTCCACGGTCGAGATCGTGCCGGTCGCTGCGATGGCGCGCGCATACGGCACCGTCTGGCCCGAGACCGCAGGCGTCACATCCATCTGACCATATACGATGGCCAAACCAACTAACGCGCCGCCCCATGATGCGGGGAACGGGGTGACGCCCGGCTTGGTGACGATGATGCGCGGCTTCAGGTTTTCGCGCGCGCCGGGATCGCCAAGGATGCTGGCGGCGTATTGCATGCCCGGCGCATTCTCTGGGATCAGCGCGGTGACATCGCCGGAGACATAATAGGCGTTGGTGCCGTCATAGTTTTCGAGGCGGATGGTCTTGCCCGCCGCCACCAGCGCCTGCATCGCGGCCAAATCGGTGTTGCCGCTCACATCGCCCGAAGGCCGCAGCCCGACCGATCCGACCGACAGATCATCGATCCACGCCTGCACATCGCGATTGTCAGAAGCGCCGATCTTGTCTGCATCAATCCAAGGCCCCGGCAGAGGCGTCATAGTCGAACCAGTGCGCTGGCCCCATACCGGATTGCCGCTGGCGTCAAGATAAGAACCGAAAGCACCATCAGCGAGCGCTGCTACAGCCGCAGCAGCGGACGGGTATTGAACGCTTGATGCTACGGCCACATCTCTAGCGGTTTCAGCACCAGCGCGAGCGGTTTGCGCAAGAGCGCGATCCGCCGCCGCATCCGTGGCGCTGTTTGCAGCGGCCTGTGTGTTTTCACCGACTACAACGCGAAATTCAGTAACCCCGAAATTTGCCATCACGCAGGCTCCGTAACAAAACCAGAAACAGGGAAAAGTCCGCCGAACAACCGCTGCGGGGTGCCGCCGCTAAGGGTGAGGATAAAATCAAAAATCAGGTCAACGCGCCCGTCGCCATCCGCATCCGCCGGCAATGCGCCCGTGACTGATCCTGCCATGCTGATCGTCCAAGTCGTGACACCATCTGCGAAAACAGGCGTGCCGACCGTGAAAACAGCAAGCTCGCTTGTCGTATCCGGCGAGGCTTTGACGCTGCCAGCAAGGATGGCAGTCGTTACGTCTCCGGGATAAGTCACGGTATGGCTAATCGCCAGCCCGCGAACGGTCATCGGCATATCGGCCCGCAAAGGCCCAAGCGTTTTCAGCCAAGTGTTGAATTGCGAAGCCATGCCACCTTCCTATCACAAACAAATACAAAACGCTATGCCGAGGCCACCGCTGTCCCGCTCACAATAACCAAGCGGACATTGCCCGATGATATGCGCCCGGTGAGCCTGAACTTCTGCGCCGAGCCAGCAGCAAGGCCAGTGATCGTGCGGCTGATGCTGATAAGGCCGGGGACACCTTCGAAAACCGGATTGCCGCCACCATCAATCAACCCGGTGTCAGAGGTCGATGGGCTTGGCGATGACGTTGCAGCCGCGCCTTCATCAGTCCAAGTGCCCGGTGATGTTTCGCGCTGCACCTGAAATTCAACAACCGTTGCCCCTCCGGGCGCTTCGGGGGTCAATTCCAAGTCAACATTGATCGCTTCAACAACAGCTTCAGTGATGCCAGTCGGAAGTGTGATGTCCAACTCGTTCGTGATGACCGTTGCGGTTCCGCTCGAAACATTAAAAATCGGGCTAGTGTCCATTGCGCCGCCCGGTACAATAGCATTCGCGATGTAGGTGACGTTGACCTTCATGTCAGTGGCGACCCCATCGGTGTGCGTGTAGCGGATCGTGTAGCTGCCCGATTGCATAATGCCCGAAAGTGTGACCGCTCCAGTCGATGCGTTGACCGTGGCAGTGCCCGAGCCCAGCAACTGCGAAGGGATACTCCACGCACCTGCCAAAAGCGTATCCGTCCCGCGCCGCGCGCTATGCAGGATAATGCGGTCGCCCACGCTCCCCGCCTCACCCTGCTTGATCTCGACAATCGGGAACTGCGGAACAATGCTGCGCTGCGCGGTAGCGGTTACGTCCGACCCCGCCTCGGCAGGCTGCAAGCTTTCGACCGTCTGATCGTCATCGAACTGAACATCGACAGCGCGCGGGGTAATCGCCGCGAAGGCCAGCAAGTCGCGCTCCTCTGCCGTCTGCGCCAAAACCGGAGTAGGCGGCGGATCAGCAACCTGCCCCAGCGCAAACGGATGCTTGCCCGGCGTCTCCGATTTCATCGAAAGCGAAACCGCAAGGCTATCAGGATTAAGCGACCGCTGATTAATGACAGCCTGCCCCTGATAGGCGATCAAGCTGCTATCAATGTCGATACAATCGCCGGGACGGTAAAACCGCCACTTGGCCTTGGCCTGCACATCCATCGGCCCCAATTCGCGGCTATCCGCCATAGCATAGGACGCAAGTTGCCCCGCCTGTTGGGGATTGGTTACGCCGTTGAGCGGCCAAACCTGAGTAAGCGGGGTTCCGTCTTCCGTGCGATAGGTGCTGCCGACAATTTCCTTGGCCGTGATCTGTTGCCAGTTATGCGCAGGCGAAACGTATTGCGGGCGAACACCGTTCATCCGCTCGCGCACGGTTTGGACAGCATCCGTCCCGCCACCAGCTTGCAGAATGTCATCATCGGTCAGCGTATCAAGCGCAAGGCGAGGCCGGAACCAGTCGAACGACAGCAAGCCCCCGGCTTGATACCAGCGCCCGCCGCCTGCCGTGCAAAGGTCGTCAAGATTGCGCACGCGCTGTTCGCGCAGGTTGGCCCCAGTGCCGCCCTCTTGCAGCACCATGTTGACCGTCCAGCCGTTAGCTTCGCAGTCGTTTGCCCAATCGACAATCGCAGCCCAATCAATCGTGTCGAAGGCTTGGCCTAGCCCGAAAATGCGCAAGCCGTTTTGGAAGCGACCTAGCGCATAGGTGCCAGCGTGGAGCGCAGGGCTGTCGCTGAATACATACGTGCTTTCGTCATTGGCGCGGCAAGGCCCGCTGCCACCGGGAAACGTGCTGTCTAGGCGCGGATCATAGACCTTTTCGCCGTCCAACACCGCCGTATAAATCGGGATGCCGTTAGCGTATCGCTTTCCGTCCTTGTCGAATAGCAGATTGAGGCCGACCGCTGCGCAGCCCGAAAGGTGAGCGGACGAAGGCCAGCCGGGTGGATTGCTGGCACCCGTGATTAGAGGCGCAAGCGCATTAGCTTCGGGCCGCGCGCCAAGCTGCTTTGAAATGCGCAAGAAGTCTGAATTGTAGAAAATGGTATCAATCGGCGCGAAGTCGAAATAGTCTTGCACAAAGCCTTGGATCGGCCCCACACCAGACATGACGCGCACCTGCCACCGATAGGGGTTAGGCACCTTCTTGAGCGTAGGCCCATAAGCAACGTCATGCCTTAGCACGCCGCCCACCATCACTCTGCCAACCACGTATGGCCTAGGCGGCTCAATGTCGATTGTAATTTGCGCCGGGGAGCCGCGCGCGATTGGCTTGGGGGCTGTTAGCTGTGCGCCGACTGAGGCGACAGCCGATACAGCGCCTGCAATGGCGCCAACCTTAGTTAGGGCCGCTACCGATGCTACGCCTTTGATCGCCACGCCAACAGCGCCAAGGCCGGTAGCGACAAGCGCAACAGCGCCAGCGACCTGCCCAATTGCGCTAAGTGCCCTGCTCATACCCGCCAAGCCCCTTTGCAGAGGCTATAACCTTCCTCGCTCAAACGCACAATCTGGCAATCGTCCGCATCCTGATGCCATCCGAGGCAAGCCCTCAACTGCCCGTAAATCATCAGCGCATCAAAGCCTTCGCCGGGAAATGCCGCAATATCCCCAACCAGCATTTGCGCAGGCGCGATGCGCGGGAAGTATTTATCCATCAATTCGGGTAGCGTCTCCACACCCTGTTCGGCCAACAGCTTCTTTGCCCCGAGCGCCGACCGGAAGCGCGGAACTAAAGGCAAGGCATGACCCATTTGCGCGGCATGGAATCGCACAAGATGAATGCACGTTGCCTGCTTTGCCCAATCAAACGGCTTGCCCTTAAAGCGGGCTTGGGTGGCCTGCGTAGCGGCAACGCGGCGCTCTAGTTCCGTCATCGGCTATCGACCTCGTTGATCGGATCACGGTCAAAGCCGCCGCTGCCACCGCCGCCCGGATTGCCCGTGCCGCCGCCCGTTCCGGTGCCGCCGCCACTACCGCCACGGCGCACACTTTCAACACCCCATGTCACTGTTACCACCAGCCCCGTTGCTTGATCATGGCCTGTCTCGCCGGGATATACAGCCTTGTGAAACTCTGCCGACAAGCCGTTACCATCATCGGAGAATAGCAGGACTTCCGTTTCCGGCACTGCTGAAACAATGATTTTCAGGTCTTGAAACGCATATTGTTGGCGCACTCGATCCATGCGGCCTGCAAACCGCAATTCAGGCGTGCCGACAATCGCGCCAGTGTCAGCGTCAAACTCTGCCAGCCATAGGCGAACAGCCGAACGGCGAAAGGCACCTTCCTGCAATGGCGTAAGCGCAGCATTGGATGGCGGCGAGATCACAACCTCAAGTTCGGGCAGTTCCGCGCCAAAGCCTTCCGTCAATTCGCTCACTTGTGAGATGCTGCCGATGTCATCATCCGTAGGCGAATAGGTGTCGCCGCCGAAAACGGTCATGCCGCCATCGCTCAAGAATACAGAGCCGCTTGGAAGGTCTAGCCGCAACAGCCAAGTGCAACCGTTCATCGCACTTCCTTCAATTCAAACTGGATCGGGATAACGCGGTTCACATCAAACCCGAAACCAAAGTCGGAAGTCAGCAGGCCTTCCACTTGAGGCACGGCAAGATTAACCACCGCCCCCGCAGCGAAGGTGTCGCGCAGCAATTCGTTAAGCTCAATCGTCGCAGTTCCCGAGTCGCTGGCAGTCGCGCCCGTCCGCACGCTATGGAGGAAGTGCTGCCCTGACTTCACAATTGACAGCCAATAGCCCTCAAGAATGCGGTATCCCGGCGTCAGCCCTGTTAGCGCCAACGTCTTACCCGTTGCCGTTGCTACCACAGGCGCCCCCGGCGCACCCTGATCGTGCAACAGCGGGAGCCTTACCCGCACACCGCCCTGTTTACCTGCAATAATGCGCGACACCATCACCCGGCCTTCATCCGGGAGATATGGCCCGAACGTGAAGCCAACCGTGTAGCGCCCGCCCTTACGCGGGATATAGTCGTCCGATTGCACCCCCGATTGCGTAAAGCCCGCATCGTTGAAGGTCGCCTGAAACGTCCCCGGCACTGCGAAAGTTGGAATGTCGATCATCGCACCCGCCTTCTAGCGCGCTGCGCCATTTGCCCTTGTGCCAGCGCCGCGCCTGCATTGGCAATCGCAGGGGCGGTTGCTGCAATCTGATTATTCACGAATGCCGTAACATTGCCGCTGTTCGGATCAATGCCAACCGTCACGCGCACGTTGGTATCATTGGCAGGCATACGTTGCCCGCGATGATGGTCAATCACGGTTTCGTTCGGGTGCAGCATGGCGAGAAAACCGCCCTTGCCGTCCAGCCCGCCCGAGCGTGAGCCGCTGCCCGTATATCCGCCGCCGTCAAAGCTGCTACGGCTTAGGAAGTTCTGCACACCCCCGCCGAACACCCCCGCGCTGCCGAGCGAAGTGAAAATGTTAAGCACACCGCCAAGGATGCCAAGGAAATCCCCGCCACGAATGCTATTCGCCAAGCCCTGAATGCTATTCACCACATTCTGCGACATTTGCGCGAAGTTCTCAGCAACCGTTACGGTTGTGCGCATAGAGCTTTGCTCAAGCACCTTCATAGCGCCCTTCCAGTCGCCTTCAGCAACAAGCCGCGCGGCTTCCGCCTCGGCGCGCATTCGCTCGACCGTCTTACCCAAGTCGTTATCGTTACCCGCATTAAGCGGGCCAGTGTTAACCAGCCCGCGCGATACCGTAGCATCGCCAAGCCTGCCCGTGCGCGACCGGAACCGCTCTTGCTCTAGCGCCGCAAGCAACTCTTCCTTGCGCGCTTCAGTCAGTTGCTTGTTGCTGCGAATAAGATTTTCATCAGCCTCAAGTTGACGCATCGCGGCTTCGAACGGGAATAGCCTGTCCTGTAATGCCTGCATCTTGCGGGCGGCATCATCAGCTTCGCGACCTATGGAACGCAGTGACCTAGATGCCTCACTACTGCCGCCGCCCAAGTTGCGGCTCAATGCAGCGCCCGTCTGGATTGCCGTCATCCCAAGGCGTTCCACAGGCGGGGCGGTTTCCCGCGCGGCGCGCTTGAGGGAATTAACCACATCCAGCGTAGAATTTCCCCCACCGCCACCAGCGCCGCCGAACACGGGAATACCAAGCCAACGCATAGCCTCCCTCGCCTTTTCGACCGCCGGAATATAGTAGCTAAGGAAGGTGTCAGCCACGCTTTGCACTTTGCCTGCAAGAAAAGACAATCCTTGGAATGCCTTGTCGATTTCTTGCCCGAACGAACGAACGAAACCCGATGATCCATCCAAAATTTGAGAAAGGCCAACAAGGCTTTCGGCTAGGCTGGCGCTAGAATTAGACGCCTGATCAAATTCACCAACTAGGTTCAATACGCTATTGCCTAGAACCGTAAACGCCTGCCCAACAGTGACGGGCATTCGCCCAAATTCTTCGTCAATGCCTTGGCTCATTTTAAGCAAGGCGTTGAACACTTCCTCGCTAGTCAGTTTGCCTTGTGCGCCAAGCGCGCGAAGCTGGCCAACCGTAACGCCCATACCCTCGGCAATTGCCCGCGCCACGCGAGGCATCCCCTCAAGAATTGAGTTGAGTTCATCCCCGCGAAGCGTGCCTGATGCAAAGGCCTGCCCAAGCTGTAGAAGCGCGCCGGATGCTTGCTGCGCACTCGTGCCGGAAATAACCAGCGCCTTGTTGATGGTGTCGGTAACGCGCAAAACCTGCTCTTGCGAAACGCCGAGCGCATCAGTCGAACGTGCGATCCGCGCATAAAGCTCGACCGTGCTTTCAAAGCCAACACGGTTGGCCTGCGATATTTCAAACAAGCGCCGTTCAACGTCCGCCAATTCCGCAGCGCTGCCAGTCACAAGCCTAAGCTGCGCGTTCATGCTGCTAAACGTGTCAGCAAGACGGACGTATTCGGTAACAGTAAACCCCGCCGCCAGCGCACCTCCAACACGCCGGAAAGCATCCGCAATCAGCGCACTGTCACGGTCAACTTGCTTTGCGGTCGTTTCGGATTGCTTGCTAAACCCTTTCAGGTCACGTTCGCCAGCCTTCAGTTTTCGGGTGTCAACGTCTAGGGCGAGGCGGGCAATATCCATCAATCACGCTCCATCGGTGGAACCCGCAAAGGACTGGTATCGGCAATCTCTGCGCAATAAGCCCGCGACATATCCATGAGGCAACGCGCCTCAACCGGGCTTATATCATAACCGCCAACCTGCGCAAAGGCTTGGAGTTCCGCCCAAGTGAAGGCTTCCGCGCCGTTCATGCCGTAACTAGCGCACCCCAATTGCCGCCACCAGTCTGCTACATTCTCGCTCGCGGGCAGTTCGGGCAAGTCTTCGCCATACAATTCGCGGCGGCTTTCAGTTTGGCCTTGCGGCTTCGCCAGCAACCATCCGACCTGCGCGGCGAACGTGACTAGGCGCTGTCGGCAGTGGTAAAAAGGCGGTGCTGATCCGTAATTGCAGACAGCACTTGCGGATAAAACGCCGAGCCAAAACCAAAGAACCGCAGCACGTTTTCATGCGTGCAATCAAGCGGCTTGCCCTTGGTCGTGATGTTTTCGAACGCCGCAACAGCCGCCACCACCAGCGCATCCATCGCACCCTTCAATTCGGCTTGATGCTTGGCGATAACGCCTTCCGCTTCCTTGTCGGCAACGCGGGCTAGGCGGTGCTGTAAGAGCATCTGCAAACGCTCTGATCGATTGTAGGCTTCGCTGATCGCGTTATCAGCGAAGCCCTTAATCAGCACCCGCGCCGGGCCTTCGCCCTTGGCCTGATCGGAATACAGCAAGTCACCCTGCTTGAACTCCACGCCATCGGCAGTCTTGCCATCACGCGGGGCAGTCAGGTGAACCCACGAGCCGCGCTCACTAGCGGCCCGCAGGTCAAAGTCGGCGAAGTCCATAAACTCTCCTTACGGGGTCGGCGGGGTCGGCTCCGTATCCTTAACAGCAGGAGCGTTCTGCTTAAAGTTCACCGAGAAACCCTCGTAGGAAGTGGTATCAGCGGCGTTTTCGGTGAAGCTATGGAAATAGCCGGTCGCATATTCGACAGCCGCACCCGGCAGGACAGCGCCACCCGGAGTTTCAATGCGCGCCAGCTTAATCGAGCCGTAACCCTCGGCACCGCCAGCCTCGCCCAGCGTCTTAAGCAGCGCTTGCCCGGTGTCCGAAGCTACATTCGCGAATGACATAGTGCTGTCAATGCCCGAACCCGCGCCCTTCGCGCCAAGCGTGAAGCCGGTTTCAAGATTGGGAACGTCAATGTTCGCATGGGTCAGGCCGAATGACGGGCCGGTCACCGGATGCGCCACGCGCGTCCAAGTCAGGGCTTCAAAGCCCGCCGCGTCATTGGTCGCGGGGATGCCCGCAGTGACAAAGATTGCCTTGAGAAGATGGGGCTGGCTCATTCGACTATATCCTTTGCAAAGGGTTCGGGTTGTTTATCACAATCCACGCAATCACGCAATTGCGGGCGTAGTGCGATACGTTACCCGCACAGGCTGCCGCCAGTATATGCCATCAGTAAAGCCCGCCACCGGATCAGACGGCTTACTAATCATCACAGTGCCGTTGGCAGTCTCAATCCGCACACCATACGGGAACAAGTCTGCGATAGATTGCGCAATGTCGTTCGCTTGGTTCGCGAAGGTGTCGCGCGCAGTCACTACGGTCAGCAGCACAATGCCTGTTTGGACGGGCAATGTCCCGTCAATGCTATCATCGGTCTTGATCGTGGGGATGTGCGCGAACTCGATATAGGGCACCGCGCCGGAAGCCTTGGGGTCATAATTCTTATTCGGCCATGCGATAGGACGCGCAGGCGATAGCGTAGCAAGGCGCTGGCCTAGGGCTTGTTCGATCTCTGCAAAAGTCATCTTGCCCGCCTCACGTTTGCGCTAACGATATTCTGCCACTGCGCAGCCGCGCTGTCCCTCCACATACCGCCGCCTTGCCCGAACGATGGCGGCTTGTAATGACGCGGGATCGCGTATTCGGCAGTCCACGCAACTGTTACCACATCGCCAAGCTGCATGCCAGCAATGCCGAGCGTGTAGCTATCAGCCCCCGCGCCGACCTGCGCGCCGTTCAATTCCACCACCAGCGAATTGCGCAGCGTCGATGTATCGATTGGCATCATGCCACCCCTAGCAACCGGGGTCTGCGCGATCCGCACAACGTCATCGGTCGATTGCTTGGCAACGCGCAGCATCTTGTCAGCCGATAGGTCAGCCCAGCGGTTTACGTCTGCGATGAATTTGCGATTATTTGTCATTCGCGCAGCCAGTCCACGCGATAATCGCTCACACACCGGCACATAACGGTCTGCGATGCGCTCGCTCCTAAGCTGGTGTCCCCCGGATACATCAGCCGCGACCCGTCAGGCGCAAGGAAAGGCTCATCCATGCCGACTTCCTGCCCGTCCATAAACCTATGATCGGGGCGCACGCGACTGTCACCGCTCGCATCCCACCTCTTGCGCGCCCCTGCCATAGCCCCTTGTTCGATAGCCTGCCTCACGCCCTCATCACGGCCCGCTCGAAGCGCGTTAATCCCTTCCGTCCGCGCGATAACCTCGGCACGATGCGCCAGCGACCGCTCGGCATAGCGTTGCGTGATGCGGTCAACATCCGTTGCCGACAGCGGCTTGCCGTCGCGAATGGCCCGCCGCACAAGCCCGTCAAACCGCTTATCCCGCAGCTTGCGGGTGAAGTAGTCAGGCGAAAGCGCATCTAGGTCAGCCCGCACGTTGTTAACCGTCCGCACCTGATCGGGCCGCAATCCCACCACCGAACGCACCTCACGCGCCAGCTTTTGACTATTGGCACCCGCGCCCAGCCTATCGCTAACCAGCGTGCGGAGAGCCTCGCCTTGCTCGCCTGTAATGTCCTGCACCAGCCCCGCCGCGTTATCCCTTGCCCACCGCTCGGCACGGGTTGCGCGGCCATCAAACCCGAACTGCACCGCGAACTTAGGCGCGGCATCTGCAACCATTTGACCGCCCGCGACAAAGGTCGCCGTGATAGCCGCGTCCAACGGGTAAAGCATTGCAGGGCTAATCTGCGCCAGTGCGATAGCGGCCTGAATGTCGCCGCGTTCCAGCGCCCCTGCAAGCGCCGCCATATTGATCGCGCCCTTGTGCGCTGCGATAGCGTCAAGAAAGGCCTTGCGGATGGCAGGCTCTTGCCGCGCTAGGATCGCATCAATGCGCTTTTGGGAGAGGCGGGACATGGGCGCAGCCTAGCACATCAGGCGCGCAATTGACACTCAACATAAAGCGCAACCCCGCTCGGCTGATACTCCCGCACCATCATAATCGCGTAGTCCACGCCATTGGCAATCACGCGCCAATTCACCTTGGGGATTGCCCCGGTAGCGGACAGCATCAGCCGCTTGTCACCCTGTTGAATAAGCGTCCCGTCAATCATGTCCTGCGGGTAGTCCGAAACCATCGCGTTAACGAGGTGCTGAGTAGACGCACCAGCCGGGGCATCCCACGGATTTAGCGGCTGCGCAGCAGGCTCTAGCAGCGTGACTTGAAAGCTTCCCGTGCCAACGTCACGCGCAACCTCGGCAAGCGCCGCATTGACCTCGGCTGCGATGCTTGCGCCGCTCACACTAGACGCCTTCTGCCTTGCCGCGTGATCTCTGCAATTTGGCGAGCCACCTCAACCGCCACAATATTTCGGAACGCATCGTGCGGAAAATCCTTGCTGTCAAAGTCCAGCTTTATTTTCAGTGTCGCAATCTCTGCCATATCATGCCCTCAACAGAAACGTGCCCGCTGCCGCCAGATACGGCTTCATCAGATCTTGCGCCATTGTCACAACCGCACGCTGCGCATCGACACCCGTTTGACCCGTAACCTCCCAGCCGATCTCGCCAACGCGGTTAAGCACCTTTTGCTGGCCGGGTGTCACGTTCGGCTGCAAGATATTCGGCGTCAATGCCTCCCAATACGCAAGCACGGCCTGCGCTAGTTTGACATCCTCCGGAATTTCCCCGCCAAGCGTCGGGAACGGATACTCAGCCTTCCACGTTAGCGACTTGAGGTAAACGAACGTGCGCCGCAATGCCGCCTCTTTCGTCGCAGTGCCATCATGCGCCGCATGGCCGAAGTAAGCATTGGCGTAAGCATCAAGCTGCGCCGCAGTGATGAAACTGTTAGCGCCAGCTACGCCCGTGCCGTCCTCAATGACAATCGTGATCGGAGGAAGCGCCATTAGCTAGCCGCCTTGCGAGGCTTGCCACGTTTTACCGGGGCCGGGGTTTCGGGCGCGGCTTCGGTTTCGGCTTCTTTGGCTTGTATGGCATCTGCACCAACCGCCTCAATATCGCCAAGCGGCTTGAACTTGGCGTCGATAATCTTAAAGCCCTGCGCCCGCAATTCAGCCTTGCGTTCCGGCGTTACAGGGTGCGGCTCATAGATGGTTTTCATACATCACCTTTAAACGAAAACGGGCAGGAGCGCAAACCCCTGCCCGCTTCACTTAGTCTACCGCTTCCACCTTACAGGCGGTTGGCAATCGCCATGACGCCAGCGGTCATCTTGTCAAACTGGGCAACCTTATCCCAGTTCGAACCGGTGGCAATCTCAGCGTCGGTCGGCGACTTGCCGCCGTTGGCCTCATCCCAGCTATAACCCTTCAGGCCAAGCGTGAACGAGTAATCGACTTGGAAAGTCGTCTCGATGCGCTGCTTGCCGTTCGAGGTTTCAACGTTGGTGATGATGTCGCTGGCACCCTCAACAGTAGCGGCACCCGGCACGAGGCCAAGGACGCGAAGCTTAGCCGGATCTACACCCGCCGGGACAGTCAGGGCGGGCGCATCGGTGATAACCACGCGCTTGCCGAGAATGTCGATCACCTGCACGTTCTGCGCGGTGAAAAGGCGGGTGCCATTGGTCAGGTTATCGCCAACCAGCTTGTGCGCCACTTCACCGGTCATGACGTTGGTCACGATCTGGCCGGACATATCGCCGAACAGCGCGTGAGCCTGATTGATAGCGCCGTAGGTCATGCCTGCGGTCGTCACGTCAATGCGGGTCGCGCTGTTGTTATTGATAGCGGCACACAGTGCGGCAATCGCGCTGTTAAGCTGATCCTGCACAAGCAGTTCGGCAAAAGCAGTCGCTGCGGCCTGCACACCCTGCTGGGTCGGGCGATGAAGCCAAGTAAGCTGCGAAGGCTCAAAAGCAACCGGGCCGAAGCCACCGCCGACCTTAACCTTAGTGCGCTTCAGTTCCGCAAGATGGGTTGCCGAAACAGCGTCATTGCTCGCGTAGCGGTCAACGCGGCGACGAGCCGCTGCCAGCGAGGCAAAGAAGCTTTCACGCATGAAGTCGCCAGTGAAGCCTTCGCTAGACAGGACAATTGCCCCGCCAGAAGCTTCATTGAAAGCGGTAATTTGCTGATCAAGCGAAATGATGGTTGCGGGCATGATGTAGTCATCAAAGACCTGCATATTCGAGAGGGCCATAGTCTTAAATCCTATCTTTCAGGCAAGTCCGCGAAACCCGCGATCCCTGCAAATGGGGAGTTGTTTGCTGCACCGCCATTGCCACTCTTTGCGCCCATGCCCTGCGGCTTGGTTACGAATGCCGAACCCTCACTTGCCGCCCACTTCTTGATGTAAGTAGGCAATTCAACCGGGCCGAGGTCGCTATCGACAAAGGGCCTGTCGCCTTCCATCTTAACCATGCCGCCAAGCATTGCAGTCGCGGCCTTCACAAAGGCCGGCTCATTAATGCCAGCACTGGTAAGCGCCTCACTAAGCGCCCTGTCCCGCGTAATCGAGAGCCTTGCAGCCCTCTCGCTTTCCAGTTCGCCATTCAGCCTGTCCCGCTCCGCTTCCAATTCCTGCCGTAGCTTAAGAATTGCCGCTTCATCAGGCTTGCCCTTTTGCAGTTCTGCAATCTGGGCCTCAAGCTGGGCTTGCGTCTGCTTGCTGGCATCTACCTTCTGCTTGGTAGCAGCGTAGGCACCCTTCAAGCCCTTAACGTCCGGGTGATCATCAATCCCCTCAACATCAAGAACGAAGCCGTTTTCGGTTTGCACGTAGAGTTGAGCAACAGCCTCATCGAGGCCTTCCGTAGTTTCAATGACAGTCTTAAGCGGCATCGCCGTTAATTCCTTTGCTAACCATTCCGGTTAAGCGCCGTATATCACACAACCGCGTCCGGCTGCAAGGGCGGGGCATCAAGCCTGCGCGCCTCGTCATCTGCGGTGTCCTCTGGCGAGAATATCCCGCCCCTCTGCCCGTTGGCAAAGAACGTTTCCCAAGACATACCGCCATCGCGATAGACGCCGAACAGCGCGGCGAAGTCCTGTGGGGACATGGTGCGATCCATGAGGTCGGTCGGCACGGGGACAACGATATCATCATCCGGCACACCAGCAATCATGGCCGCGTTCTTGAGCGCCCGCTCCAAAAGCAGGCAGGACGATTGCGCAATGCTCATTAAGGTCGCAGTCTCACTGGCATACCTTAGCCGCTTTGCCTCGCCGCTCTCTTGTGCCGTAGCACGCTCAAACAAGCGCGCACCAGCCATGACAGCCTGTTCTCGGTAAGCATCCATTTCGATGCGGCGATCCTTCAATCCCGCATTGGTTGCTTCAACATACTTAAGGTCGGGCTTAGTTCCCGGCGCGCCACGCATCTCATGCACAACGCCAGCGCCAACCACTGAAGGGGCTGGGCCATCAATCGCCACTAGCGTTGGGTTAGCACCCATATACAGCGCCTGCTCCTGATCCGCCGTTTTGCGGTAGATCGACAGCGCAGCACGGGCAACGCCGATCAGCGGGGGCGGCTCGATACGCGGGGACAGGTCAAGTGCATTGCCAACCACCACCGGGATACGCGGCAAGAAACCACCGCCACGCGCCCTAACCGGCACCTCGCGGCGATTGTCAAATTCATCATAAAGCCAAGGGGTAAAGCTTCCGCCATCCATTTCAAGCAGGCGGTATTGCTTTAGCTGCTCCCAAACGAAGCCGTCGCGCCGTGGCCGACTTTCGTCTAGGACATACCAATCCGTATCCCAATTGATTAGCCGGTCGCGTGAGAAACCGGTTAGATATGGATCACCTCCCCCCTCTGGCGCGTCTGTGAGAATAACATACCCGCCAATTGTCAAAAGTTCGCGGGTAATGCGGCGATGAAACGCTTCCAGCGGGAGACCTTCGCCATCCACGTTTTCAAACAGAAACGACAAGGCATCGGGAAGTTCCGGCACAATCTCTTGACCGTGAATAATCCCGATCATGGCAGCTACGCTAGGCGCAAGAAATTCAGGGAAACTCGCCCGCTCAAGATAACCCGCATATGCTGACGCCCGCGCGTCACCTTCAAGCACGGTGAAGCCGGTAGGCTCTTGCAGATACTTAGTCCCGCGCGCCTTAATCTGGCCCTCGCCATCCATGGCATCGCGGATAAGCTCCCACTCTGCGCGGCGAACGCCAGTGATAAGCGGGTGAAGCGTGTTAATGCCGGTCGCCATTAGAACCTAACTGCCTTGGTTACGCCGGTCGCGGGCGGGTTATAAGAAACCATCTCAGCAACGGCATCGCAAAGCGGATCAACTTGGTCGTCATGCGCGCCGTTCGGGAACATACTGCACTCCGCAAGAAAATCGCTTAACCATTGCGCCTGTTGAGGCAATAACACGTTTCCAGCTTCAATGTAAGGTGCCGCATCCATTGCCCGCGTAACCTTATCCCGGTCGCGCTTGATCGGCAGGCAAGGCACACCTTCACGCTGTAGCGTCTGGATTAGGCCAGTGCCTGAAACCTTGTCCTCAACCTTCATGGCGCGCAGCGGGCTATGATGACTGCCAACGTGCTTATGCCAGAATGCGCGGGCTTGGATTAGCAACTCCGGCGCTTCCCACTTGCCGCGTATCTGGTCGAGCATCACGCATTGCCTGCTTGCGGTGTATCCCCAGCATTGAAACACGCTGTAATCGTTCTCTTGCCCTGTCTTTTGCGCCGTGTCAGCGAATATCAGGCGATATTCCAACTGCGGGATGGCTTGCCAGTAGCGCCACCATGCGTCCTTAAGGATACCGCCCCCAATCGGTGCAGGGCGCTGGAGATACTGCCCCGCGTAAACGTAGCTATTCGACCGCTCTAGCCGTTGCAGCATTTCAAGCGGAAACTGCTCAGGCCAAAAGCTGCCCCCGGCGTCGTCAATCGCGGGGATGCACAAATGCTCCCATTGCTCGCCATTGCCGCCAGCCAAAAGCCAACCGCTTAGGTCGGATTCATGCAGGCGCTGCATAATCAGAATTATCGGGGTTTCAGGGCGGTTCTTCCGGCTCTCCATAGTCGTGCTAAACCAATCGAGCACGTTCTGGCGCATAATGTCACTATTGGCTTCCCCGGCCTTGTGCGGGTCGTCGATGATGATAGCGCCGCCGAACGTGTCGCGCATCTTGCCAGCGCCGTAGCCAGTGATGGTGCCTTCTGCGCCGGTCGCATAGACAACGCCGCCGCTTTCAGTGCGAAACTCGTCCTTAGCGTTGCTGTCACCACGGAAAGCAGGCGCGCCGAATATCTCGGCATAGCGTTCGTGTTGCATGATCGCCCGCGTCTCGAACGTGTTCGTCGTGGCAAGTCGCTTGCTGTAGCTGGCATGGATAAACTCGCAGTCGGGGAAGTTCCCCATGCACCACGCGATAAAGTTCTTTACCGCCAGTTCGGTTTTAGACGCGCGCGGCGGGATATTGATAATCAGCCTGCGGGTATTGCCGATAACCACGCGCTCTAGGGCATGGCAAATACGCTCGTGATGCTGCGCGATAGCGAACGGCTCACCCTTGCGGGCATGGAACATCTCGCGTGTAAACGCCAGCAAGTCCGAACGACACTCGGCAATTTGGTCTGGTGTTAAGCTATTCGCCATGCTTGCGCTTTAGCGCATCAAGCACTGCATCGCCAAACACGCGGGGCGTCATGCTGCCATCAGGGGATGTGTGCGGCTGCACCGGATTGCCTAGCCCGCGATCCTCGGCGTCTTTAAGCAGCTTCAACGCCTGCGCATCCAGCAAAATG